TACCACTTCTACCTAACTGAAGTGCTGCTCTAACATCAAGATCAACTAATGACCCACCACCACCAATCACAAAACCACTTAAAAGATCACTTCCACCAGATACTGCAGTTTGAGTAATATTATACTGCATAAAAGAGTTTGGATCGGGATGATTTACCCAAGTTCCTCCAGTCAGTGTTGCATTTTGTAGAAGTTGCCAATAAACATTCGTATTGTCATCAGTTGCTGCCTGTAATGATCTCAAGAGCATTACACCAGTTAGATTATTAGATTTCAAACGAATGCTTATAATTGGATAAAATGTATTTGCAGATTGCATCGTTGTCCCTGTGATGGGATTTGAGATGCTCAAAAGAGTTCCAAGTTTTTCTGGTTCTCCTTCCTGAATAAGAGAATTGGAACCTTGATAGATGTAATGAGTTCCTGCAACACCAGTTACATTTTCTATCTCAAGTCTAATAGGTAAGAAAGGAGTAGAACACCAAACTCCTGGATTAGTATTTGAGTTCTCAAAAGTATGAGATGCAACAGTCTCATTCTTCATCAACCAAGCAAATTGAATTATACCTGCACCATACCATTCATAATTGATGGAAATCATTTGTTGTTTTGTTGGATCTGCAGTTACTCCAGTCCACCCATTACCATCAAACTTTTCACCATTCCATTCATCTCTGTATACTCTGGTTTCTGTAACAATTCCAGTTACACTACTGCGAATTACATAAGAATATGTTCCTCCATTATCCTCAAAGAAAATACCATTATTATCATCAAACAATCCAAATCTTCTGCGAATACCTACTTGTGGTTGTTCAAGACGAATTGCAAATGCAAGAGTTGCACCTCTACCAGGAATGTATCTCATTACATTCTTGGTTTGACGAACGATTTTACTACCAGCAGTAGAACCAACTTGCATTATAACATTACTGGCATTTGCATTAAATGTTGCAGTTCCTACTCCAACTACTCTTTCATCCCATACATCAGTCTCTTTGCCATACTGAAAGGTATTGAAGAATACTGTTTGATATGGAGATATTTTGAATCTGTTGTTATTAGAAAATTGAGGTCTCCAATCTGTCTGGTTTCCCCAGTGATCTGCAATATTAAAAACTTCAAATAAAGATCTTTCTTGATCTAAGAAGTCCTGTGTTTTCTTATTCCACTGAGCCATGAATTAAACCCAATCTAATTTTGCGTAATGATATCTTTTAGAATCTTTAATATTGATAGAACTTTCCTGATGATGTACAGGATAAATTTGTTGTATAATAACGCCAGGATATTCAGCTTGAAGATGTTCTGCTAATTTTTCTTTTGATGGAATACCATCTTTAGATGTCATCTCCATTCTATAAAACTGCCCTCTCCAAACAAGATCGGCAATAAATTCCTCACCAACTTGTTGTGGTTCTTGTTGACCACCAATGTTTAAAGTTCCATTGAAGTCACCATTAATAGTAACGTTTTCTGAAAGAAATTGATTGAAGCTTTTCATATCAGCAATTCCAAGCTCTAAGGGACTTATTGATTCTGCTATTAGGATCACTAGCAGTTTTTTTGCTGGTACGTTTGTTTTTCATACCTCTCATACGAGCGCAGAATGATGCTCTACGAGGATTACCAACTTTTTTTGAAGGTGCTTTTAGATCACTATCAGGATTTTCTCTTTCATAAGACTTTCTACCTTTCTCGTTTAGACCGCCTTTTTTGTTTTGACCTTCCTTACGAGTCCAAGCAGCACCTTCACCAATGACACCAATATTTAAAAGATAGTTCTTACGACGCTTTTCTGGAGTATCAATTGTGGTATTTTCTTGAATATCTTCACCTTCAGCTTTATAAGAATCTGCAGTTCTAACCATTCCTGAACCAGGACTTAAATTTGGAAGACCTACAGCAGCTGCTTTTTTCTTTTGAAGATCTATGGCTTTTTGTCCCAATTGTGAAGCAGCAGCGGGTGTTAATGCCCCAGCTCCTGATGATTTTCTAACTTCAAAATCAGAACTAAATGGACTTGCTTCAGCTACGTTCTCTTCGTTAGCGACTACATATCCAGAGTTCGTACTTGTCATGCATGGATAATATGCAAGAACTTTTCCACCAGGATATACTTTTTGAACGGCATCATTTACTTCATCTCTAGATGGAACTTGTGGAGATGGGAAGTACATTTTCAAAGTATATGTTTTACTTAAAAACATAATCATGATAGAATATAACTGACCAGAGGTTTGAATTCTTTTTACAGACTCTGATACGTTTTCATCGCTTTGCATATACTCTGCAGCGGTATCAATAAAATCTGCAGCCCTGGTAATTTTAGATTGAACCCAAGCAGGAATTTGCTGATTTGATTTTTTAATTACTTTTCTTAAAACGTTGATTGATCTCTCAATTTGATCAAATTCAACGTTTGCCATATATCCTTCTTCGTCTTTCATCTTGCCAGAGGCAACTTCCTTATGATCTTCAGTAATTTTTTTAGTTTCCATCTTTTTTAACTTTGTATAATAGTTTGGAAGTTCTTCTACGTGTTGGAGGGCAATTTTCATGGCAGTGGGCTTATTCTTAGTATGCTCTTTTTCAACACTCGTTCCCATGACTATTTGCCTTCTAATTACAGAAGGACTTACCCCATGCTTAGCCGCTATTTGATTTATACTCTTAGCAGGTTTTAATTGCTCTTGCATTGTATTATTTTTCTTCTTTACTATTTAGAAAACCTTGTTTAATTAATTTTGATAATTCTGCTGTTGATCCAACAAACAATGAATTATTAACTGTAGTTGGACCATTATATTTGGCATCAAGTTCTTTCATTTTTTTCTGAAGATCAATTAATTTATCAGTTACATCTGCAACATTTTTAATTAACTGTCCAGCAACTTCATAAGCTCTTGGGTGATCTGTGCTGGTAGCAACTTCCAATATTCCATCTACAGCTTCTTGACCTTTTTCAATTAAAGAATATAATTGTCCACGAGTATATTCATAATCTTTCTTAGGCTCATCAATTTTTTCAATTTCTGGCTTTTCCACAGAAACTATTTCTGAAGAAGAAACCTCAGATTCTACGTTTAAAACGTCACTAATTTTATCGAAGGAGTTCATGGTTTATAAATTTAAATCTGTATGTTGTGATGGACTGTAAGTTTTGAAATCTTGGAAGAATGAATTTGTTTCATTAAAACCAAAATCATCGCCAGGTTCAATTAATGGATCGTCGGCGGCATTAATTACGCCATCCTCGTTATAATCTTGCAGTGCTTTAGGAGTTGCTGCGTAACGAACTTCTCTCTTAGCATTTGTTGCTGTGCTGCTGTAGTAATCAACTTGAACTTTTTTGATTAACTTATCAGTAGAATCTACAAGAGGTCCTACTAATGATGTTTTTGCAACAAAGTTTAATGTATATATGATAATCCTTGTCTCATCAAAGCCACCTTCATAATTATCATCTGGTGGATTGACTGATTCTAAGATAATGGGAACGTCTCTTTTCTCTCCAATTGTCTCAACTAAATCTATAGAAATATTAAATGCAGGTTGAAAAAATGGTAAGATTTGTTCTATAATTTGCAAGACATCTTCTTGCGTTTTGGACATAATTGATAACTGAAAACTAATATTGTATGGAACTGGTAAATATACTTTCTGAAGTCTAGATGTATCAGTAACTGTTTTAAACGTTTGTGTTACGCTTCCCTTTCTAGATGGATCGTATTGAAGACCTTTCATTTCAAAGGACATTCTTGGGAGAGTTAATGTAGACTTTTTACTTAAGTCTGGTTGCTGTTGAATTCTTGCTAAGAATTTCTGAACAGGTCCATATGCAAGGGGAACTTCTAATACTGAAACCGCATTGCCACTAGAATCCGTTTTTCTAATTTCAATTTTATTAAAAAGAGTTCCAAAACCAATAATGGTTTTTCTTATAATTCCGTGATAAAAATAAGTTCCTAACATCAGTATTCTCCAAATGGATTATTTTCAGTAAAATCTAAAAATGTATCTGCTTCAGATTCAATTTCATCATTCTCTGCATATAAATCTTGATCGTTAAAATAATCAACTGATTTTAATATGTATCTTCCAGTTGATCCAATACCAATATGATTGGAAGTTTTAGCAGAACCTACAATAACTTCACCGATAGTAAATCTTCCAGTTCTTCTATAAACACGTAATTTTTTATTAACAGCATCCCAATCTTTAACAACGGCTTTTGTTCCTGAAGTAGCTCCAGTAATAAGTTCGTTCAACAGATAGTTTCCTGTCGATATGCCTGGAGATGTAAAAGTTATTGAAGGTATAGTAGTATATCCAGACCCAGCATTTGTAATATAAACTCGTGACACAACACCTTGAGAATTTATAAAGGCTTCTGCTGTTGCAGTTGTACCAGCACCAGGAGCAGATATTGTTACTATTGGTGGTTTAGCATAATTTGATCCAGCATTATTGATGACAATTCTAGATATTGTTCCATTAGTTGATATACCTGCCGTAGCTATTCCACCAGAACCTCCACCACCACTGATTGTTATTGTTGGTGGTGTTACATATCCACCACCAGGATCAGTAATGAGAATCCTATCAATAGAATATGCGGTGGTATAACCTGCAGCAGGTCTTTGAGTTGTAATAGCTACAGCAGTGGCTCTCTTTCCTCCTGCTGGAGGAGCAGAGAATGTTACTATTGGAGTAGAAGTATATCCCCATCCGTCGTTAACTAAATGAACTCTATTGACTCCTCCAGTAGGAGCGACAGTTGTTCCAGCTCCTGCTGTATTTGCAATACCCGTAAGCGTTAGAATTGCATCAATTCCTCTCTCAACCATGTTGTGATCAATTTCATGAACTCCAGTATCAATGAGTTCATCCTCAAACATAAATGGCTCACACTTCAATTCATAAACATAAAGTTTGTTTAATTGATAGAACTCTACTTCATGCTCAACAAATTTAACTTCGTATAATGTATCAGTCAGTGGAAAATATATTAGATCTCCTTCTTTAGGTCTGTTTGATATTTTTAAATTTTCTTCTTGAAGTTCAGCTTCAATAAATGGAGTGATGAAATCTTCAAATTTTTCTCTTGATACAATCAAAGATAAATCATCATTTGCTTTTACACCAAACTTTGATAAAATATCTCCTCCACCACCGAAGCCACCATAAGAAGCAACATATGCTTCCATATAATAATTGTCATTAAATCTACCAAGAATATTTTCTCTTAAGACTCCATCTTCAAGAGCATATCCTCTTGGCATATAACCAATGTTAACCCCATACATCTTCAACTGTTCGTTGATAAGATCTTGAATTAATCTTTGTTCTGAAGAGTTCCCTTGAATGAAGTATGGATTAAGAGCCATATTATCCGACCATATCTAAAGGTGGTAGTTCGTAGTCTGAAGACATTCTCGTCTTAATATCTGCTAGTTCATTAATGGCATCTTCATAAATTTGTCTACCATTAAGTTCTACACCGCCTGGAAGCTTCACACCATTAAATTTAATCATATTTTGTCCCCATTGCTTTTTAATCAATGCAGTCAAATAAAGTTTTAAAAATGAATCATTCCATACCTTAGGAAAATCTGCAGGATCTAAAATCCTATAACAATCAATAATAATATAACTGTTTACTGCCACACTTGACCAGTTCATATCAACATATAATCTATTCTGTCTTTTTGTATATCTAATTTTTTTCTGGGGACTAATTAGCCATTGAATAGTTTCCAAATATTCTTTAACCATAGCATAATTTAAAAGCTCAATTGATGTAAAATTATATACGTCATTTAAGAAAATTTGATAAGCAATATTAAACATTCCGCTAGAGAATGTGCTATCATCAAATCTAAAAATACCTTCAACACCAATAACACTATCAGGAATTTCGATATAATTTTTTGATTCCAAATAATTAAACGTAGTAACACCTACAGTTTTTGAAGTTGTTGTATTTGCCTTTGCTCTATCAATATCATCTTGAGTAATCTTATATTTTAAATACATCTTTTCAATACCATCAAAATGACGCTCTTGAAAATACTGCAACGCATCATCAACTAGATCATCAATTTGATCATCATCCACGTTGATTTCTAAAACTGGATATCCCAGTCTTCTTAAGCAGTAATCAATGAGCTGTTGTCTACTTGCTGGTTTCATTGTTCTCGTATGCTCTTGTTTATTTCTTCTTGCAATTCATTTTTAGTTTGAACTAATTCATTATAATCATTTAATAGACTTTGGTATTTTGCCTCCAATACAACATTGTCACGATATAATGCAGTTACTCGTTCAGAAAATGTTTTCACCAAAACATTAATATCGACTTCAGGATTCATTTCAATATTCACCTCCATCTATAGTGCTAGTCCACACAGGAACATTTGTTCCTGGTTGTGTTGTAAGTATATAGTTAGAAGTTGATATCCCACTGCCAGGGGCTGATGTAGAATTCATCAATCCAGTATTATCAAAGTATACAACACCATTTGTGCTTGTGTCTGCTAGCTGATAGTAGATACCTTTAATGTCAAGATATCCTTTTGTGCCACTAACGTATCCGCGAATACCTGTTGCAGTTGCAACACCAATGGTTGCGTCTGGGACAAATGTAAATCTTTGATTGTAATCTTGGAAACCAAAGAATCCTGTTTTATTTGCGGTTGTTCCTAAACCAACACCATTATCATTGTAAGTAAATGAAATACCTCTATTAGTTTGTGTATCCCATCCAAAAACTACAGTAACTTGAGATGCAGATGAAATACCAGCAGTTGTTACACCAGCAATAGTTACTGATTTTGAGCCAGCATTGTACGAAACAATTGTTCTATTTGCTTCTGTTGCTGGAAGTCCAGCAAGATTTCTTAGAACATCACCTGTATTAATTCCTGTTACAGAATCTAATGTAATTGTAGATACACCAGCAGAAATTGCTCCAATTACAGTTCTTACTGAAGATGGATCTGATAATGCTAAAATAGATTCTTCTACTGTAATTGTGGAAGAATTAATATTAGTTGTTTGTCCATCAACTTGTAAGTTACCTTTAATTACGACTGTTCCATCACTACTCAATCCATCTGGATATGGATCAATATAAAGAACATTTCCTGATCCTGGTCTAGTGCTAATTATATTTGATGTAATTCCAATAGAACCAATTGTGACACCATTTTCAAAAGCACCACCAGCAGTAGAAATGAAGTTACCAGATAATGTTAAATTGCCAGCAATATTTAATGATGCAATTTGATTATTAGCATCAGTTATAATCGCTTTTCCAGCGGTTACAATGCCAGGCTGTTGATCTAAAAGTTCGGCAAAATATCTACCCCCAACTACAACTGGATTTTGCGCTCCATCGCCAATCCAAAGTCTTCCTCCATTATTATTATATGCACCACCAGTTCCGATAGAAACTGCAATTTCACCATATCTTAATGATGGTAAAGATGATATTCCACTACTTCTTTTGAGTAATATCGTTGCTCCTATAGCCATCAGAATTCACCCCCATCGACAAGAATGTTTTGTCCTAAAATCCCAACAGCTTCCCACTTTCCAGTTGATGAATTATATTGAAGAACGTCACCATTTGTTAAATTGGTTACGTCAACATTTAGCAGGGAGTTTATAGTATTAGCTCCTCTTAAATTTGTGGTGACTTTAATCCTGTTTTGATCTGATATCCTGGTATTAAATTCCGTCATGAGGTTGAAACTCCTGCAGTAACTGTTACTGTTCCCTCAACAACTCTAGTTTTTAAACCTGTTGCAGTTTCTGTAAGCAAAACATCATACAAATATCTACCTTCTTTCAAAGATGAAGATGCGGTAGAACCAATAGATACTTTTATTTCACCATAATCAGGATTTGGGATAGTCACCGTCATTGGGTACTTTGTAGTACTTGATGGGTGTTTTTTAATGTGAGACACGCCTGTATAACCATTCAAATCAATAGGAAGATCATTATACTCTTCCAACATGAAAGATGTTGTAAAATCTGTTCCTTGAGGTATGACTAAATTAACAACTCTTACAGACATGCTTACATGCTAATATAATGTTTTAAATATTTATAACTTAGCCACTAATTGAGCTAGCAAAGTTTTCACTTCTGCCAGTTCAGATTTAATAGATTCAATTTCATTTCTTTCTTTAATTTTTTGATCACGCAATGAAATGTAATTATCAAAAGATGATTTATCAGAATTAACAATAGCTTTT